CCATTAGCGGGTCCATTTCCTTTGCGCCATCTAGGAAGCTAGACCATATACTACCAGCCTCTGTAGATAGTGATTCGCCAGCCTTCTTTATGTTATCATCTATATACTGAAGCTCAGTACGTAGCCCCTCAGCTACCCCAACAAGGGCATCCTCTGGGATCTTAAACGACTTTCCAGTAAGCGCATTCTGAAACGTCAATAGGCTACCAGCGGCATCATCCCAAGACTTAGCCACATCTTCTGTCTCCTTCTTTGCACCTTGTGTTGTATTTGAGTATGCCTCAATTGCCGCTGTGATGGCAGAGAATGCAAACAGTATCCCAGCAGGACCCATTAGCTGACTGCCCATCAGCTTAAGGGCTTTGCCCATCCCGCCAGCTTGAGAAGATGCGAATGTAAGAGCCGTTGCAAACTGCTGTACGTTGTTGTTGATAGCCCGTATACCCTGAGCCGCACCAACACCAAACTGACCCATATCCTGAACGCCCTGCGTCAAGGACAGAACAGCAAAGTTAGCAGAGCCTCCAGCGTGAGCCATGCCCTGCATAAGCCCCGTTCCCTGCAAGAGGGCTTTCTCTTGCTTAGTAAGCGAGGCTGTAAGCAGATCGTCGATTTTAGCTAATCGGGCTTTCTCTGCCGCTAACTGGGCGACGACGGCTTTAGCCTGTTTTACTGTACCAACAAACTGACCGTTACTGCCTCTTAATTTACCAAGTGATGCGTCCCAGCGAGTGTTAGAAGTCGCTATCTTATTGATAGACTGGTTTAGCATTGCCAAAGACTGGACACCAGTTGCCGCCGCCTTCTGCAAGCCTGTAGACTTACCCTCTAGGTTGATAATTATGTTTTGAGAGATCGCCATTATTTATTATACTCTACTTTGTAGCCAACACCTTCCTGTCTCATGAGACTACTCTGCCAAGCAATTGCAATCTCAGTACAGGTGCATCTATCCATAATGTCCCTAGCGATAGCAGGGTTATTTCCGCCAAGACCCAGACACAGCAGTAAATACCCGTCAGTCTCGCCCCTAAACCGCCGAACCCAAGTAGCCTCTTGGACTTTTGGGTCTTTGGCACTGCGGCTAAAGGGGCGTATTGAGGCTAACCTTCTTTCTGCCTCCGCCCTGTCGCGGTGAGCAAGATAAAAAAATCATTTACGACAACCTCTGCCATCTGCGGTATTACATCCTCGTCATCAACGCTGTCCTTGAGTGCGAGTACCAGTTTGCAAACCCCAAGATTAGAAAACTCTGAATCACCAGAGCCACTATCCTCGTTGCCTTCCTCTAGCATCTCTGTTGCCCGTTCCGCCATCTTAAAAACACGATCCTGAACCTTCTTTGTCGGAGGGCGTAATACCCCCCACACATTTGGTGCTATTTCGTATTCATTTCCAACGCGAACATCATACTCACCGTCAAGGACAGCGTTCAAATCAATCTTAGCCATTGGATCCCTCTATGTTTAGTTATTAAGGACTTGTAAGTGTTACAACATTACCTTCTGCATAGCCTCTGGCAGAAGCAGTCACTGCGCAACCAGCGAAGTAGTCGCTTGGTGTTGCCGCTTCAGTGTTGCCATCGTGGTATGAAATGATGTCATTCCAGTTGTCAGCAACAGCCTTCAGGTGCAGGCGAGTTGATCGTGGTGCAGATGCGTCCTCGCTGGTGTAATGCTTGAACGTGTAAACGTCATCGAAGCATAGCCAATTACCATCTGGTAGGCGAATAGCAATATCACCCGATGACCCGTTCGAGATTTCTGAGTAAACGTCTTCGGGAAGGATTAGCTCATCCATGAAGCTCACTGAGGAGTAGTATGGCAAACCACATCCTGTGCTTCCCTGAAACGCTAGGTCGAAGGTAGGAGCAGGAACATCAAGGGTAACACCCAAGTCAGTCCACTCGCCAGTCGCACCACCATACGCCGCGTCAAGAGCAGTCTTGAGCGCACCAGCCTCACCCAAGAATACTTGGCAAGCATCAGGAACCTGATGGATCAACGGAACCACAGTGATGATGCAGTTAGCAAACACCTGTGTTTTGCCATCCATATATGTGACTGTGACCGTACTCTTGGTTCTGTTTGCCATCAACGTGTTGAGAGCAGAGAACGCAGAGTATTCAAGAACACTACACGAAACGGTTTTAGTGACAGACCCACGCTCTACATCAAAGCCCAAGCCAGATGTGTACGTGTCGGGGGCTGTTTCTACAGAGAACCCCTCAATGTATGAGGCGGCAACGGTTGTTGCGCCAAATTGAACTTGGGTGATTTCACCCACTCCTAGCTGTGACATTAGTTGTCCTCTTTAGTTTTTTTAGGTTTTGGTTCCTGCTTGATTGGCGCAGGCGGTGCGTAGAACTCCTTGTAAGCAGTTTCGCTAATCTTATTCTCTTCGAGCAAGATAGGTTGCTTTAGGTGTCTGTGAATAGACAGGGTTGTCCCCTTCGGTACTCGTACATCATACGTGCCATTACCGCCGAAGCAAGTAATAACAGCAGTCTTGTCTGTAATAAATTTCTTCTTCATCGTACTGGTTTGGCTGTGAATTCAACTCTGTGCGCAAGGTAGTCAGGGTTTGACTCCATTCGTACCCTTCTTGAGAATGTGAATCCCATGATTAAATCCTTAAAGTCATCTGCTCTCTCTGAGCAGGTAAAGGTAGAGTGGACTAGCCTATCGGAGATGTCCCACAGTAGCTCCCTGTGAGCCGTATAGCGACTCCGACCACTAGCCCTTACGATAACATAGATATCAACTTCAACGTCCTCACGGAGCGGTAGACCGCATCCATCAAGGCGTTCTGGTGTAGTCTGTGGCATACCTATGAATATAGTGACATCCCCCATGCCAGACTCGTTCATTCTTTGCTCAATGGCTTGGGATAGATCACCATCAAATATAACAACCGAGTCTACCTCTCCACCAAAGAAGCGGTCTATCTGACCACTGATAGCACTAAAGACATTATTGCTTGAAGTATAGCTCATTTATATAATCCTCGCTTTAATATTTTCCGCTACCGCACCAGCACCAAAGGCTTTTGAAATTACCTCTTTGAACTCACGGCTCACTGTTCTGCCAACAAAGTCCTTCTCAAGACCCATGAACGGTCTTGGTGGCATCTTGTTACGATCCGTCTTCCTGCCAGTTTGGTGATATTTTGCTATTTTAGCCTTCACTGGGTCTGTGAATCCAATTTCAAGGCTTGATACCGACCCCTTTACAAACTGACCAGTCGCCCTAGACCTGAACCTCCCTGTATTGCCGCCACCAATTGAATCAAATTTAGATGTTGGCTCAGACACAATACCCATTGTGTCTAGCATTCTGACTTGGCTTCTGCTGAGTCTGCTATTTCCGTATAGGTTTACTCCAGTCTTTTTTCTCCTGAGGTAATCCCGCGTATATTTCGCGAACGGTGCGCCAGTGTCACTAATGCCGCGGCGTGTCCTCTGGCGAATGTGAGGCACAGCTTTTTTGGCTAGGGTACTCATGGTACTCCCTAGTCCACCGACAACCCTGTTAAGGGCGTTAATTAAGTTCTTTCCTATGCGGTCGCTCATCCTATAAATGGTAGATCGTTGAACTTAGAGAGATCGGCATCAGCCGTGGCTTCAATTGCATCAATGAAGTCTTCGTCCTGCTGAATGTAAATAATAAAGCCATTAAGAGTCTGGTCGAAGTCCATCTTGACCTCATCCCGCTTGATAGCGAAAAGGTCGCTGGTTCCAAACCGCTCCTGACCGTAGTAGTGCCACAGGAATGACAACCCAAGCATACGCTGGATCACCCCTGCAACATTTGAAATAGTTGTTGCCGCGTCCATAAACTCGTTAGGACCATCAGCCTTTACAATCAAGGCAGGAACTGCGCCCAGTAGCCTTGTCTCAATGTAGTCTTTAGCCTGAGCCACGTACTCTGATGTCGGAGCATCCGTGTCGTACTCGCCAAAGTCAGGGTCACGTAGGTCTACAGGAGCAAGACCCTTCAGAGTCGTTGCAGATAACGCTAGGCTGTCCCAGTCTCCAATAGCCATTATAGTTCACCCATTAGTTTTGTAGCATCCTCAAAGGACAGCCCCTTCGGGTTGACCTTGTTTCCGTCAGGGTCAATGATGTAGCACCACCTTCCCTTACGCTGAATGGTATAGCCAGAGGACGCTTTTTCCACGCCCTCCGGCATAACCAATTCTGTCGCATCGTAACCTACTAAGAGATCCTTGTGGAAAGAGTAGGCGATGTCGCAAGACTCTCGCTCTCTACGATCCGTTACCGGTATCGCACTGACCACACGGGCTGAGTTACCCCGCGATATGAACAGATCTCGCAGGGTAAGCTCTTCGCCGTTAGGAGTCCCCTTGCATAGTATTACAATGTGACGCTTCATTAGGTTGTCTGAATTACAACCCCACCTTTGTCCTTGTCATCAGCAACAACAGAGTCCCAGTTAGTACCTGTACCAATGGTTCCTGCTGTTGGGTTAGCACCACCGTTGGCAGTGTCCCACTTGAAGCCTTTGACTTCGACGTTGTAGGCGTGTTCTCCCTGAACGCGCATGACAAGGTTATCCAAGCCTGTAATCAGGTCAGAAACCATGCGGCGGTTCTCAGACTCCTGTACAACAATGGCATTGTCGGTAAGACCCAATGTGTAGTAGTTGTCTGTGGTTGCGTCGAGAACTAGTGAAGCGGAGTCAGTCACTACGACTGGCAATCCAAGCGTTCCTGCGTTACCTTCGTAGATAGCAAAGTCAGCAACATTACCAGAAGCTACGCTAACCTGTGCGGCAACGAGATCGTGGTATGCTTTGGAGTGCATCACCCAAGCCTTGATTCGACCAAAGGCATCACCCATCTTGGCACGACCTGCAATCAGGGCGGCGTGAGATAGGTTACCAGTACCAGAATAGTCGTAGATCAAATCCTGACTTCCTGTGGTCTGACTAAGGGCGGCAACACCAGCGGTAAGACCCGTGTTGAGAGCATCCTTCAGGAACTCATCAGCAAACATGATAGCAAGGTTGCTAGTCATCTGCTCAGAGCTAATCTGGGCTTTCTCAAACGCATCTAGCGTCTGTGCGTAAGGACCGAATCCACGTGAACATTTCACGGAGATCACTTCGTCCTGAGTCAATGCAGTGTCGGTAGCCGCACTAACAGAGGTCGTATCGCGACGAGCAACACCACCAGTTAGGCGATCAAAGAACCGAGTCTTTGCGTAGTCCCCTTCCAGCATTTGCGTAACAAAGCGGATAGAGTTAGCAGATGCCACGTTGAATGCGTTAACATTCTGGTTGATCTGCTCAATAAAAATTGTGTCAAACAGGTCATCATTAATGACGAAATTTGACGCTTTTCCAATAGCCATTATTTCTCTCCTAAATTAGGTTAAGATATGATACTCATCCAAGCATCAATCCCGTTAGAAGCGATCCAAGCGTTTCGCTCTTCAGGAGACATACTGCGCGGGTCGGTCTTTCCAACCTTTGCATCTGCTACGCCAGCC